TACCTTACAAAAATAATGTCTAAGATATTAATATCTCATTATGAATTGTAATTATTCCCGAGTAATTACTCGTTTTGAGCGTAATATATCTCATTATGAATTGTAATTAAACATCTGTAGATACCATCATAAAGCGTTCTGTTCCAAACTTCTCACATAGCTCTACTAGATTCTGTGTACCGAATACATTATTGTAAATAGCTTCCACACAGTTATGTTCCATTAACGGAACATGTTTATGAGCAGCTGCATTAATAATTATCTGAGGATGGTATTTCTCAAATACTTTCTCAAGAGCTTTCCTATTTGTGATAGAACAAATTTCGATCTGTAGATCAAGACAATCTCCGTACGCGATCTTTAACTCCTGTTGAACATCATATGCACCATTTTCATAAATATCCAAAATGATAATCTTCCTTGGATTCATCTTTGCCAGTTGTCTGCAAAGTTCTGAACCAATGGAACCACCACCACCAGTGATAAGTACAACTTTGTCTTTATAGTAAGCATTTGTTCTTTCATCAGAAACCACTAATTGTTTTCTAAACAAAAGTTCCTCAATATCAAATTCTCGAAGATGCCTCTTTCCTCCTGCGGTATACATAGTCGGATAATCATAAACCTTTAACTTATATCCTGCATTTTTGTAATATTCATAAAGCGCCTTTTTCTTGTCAGCATCCATTGACGGTATTGCAAAAATAATCTCCTGTACTTCAAATTCACCCAATCTGTTAAATGTTGCCTCATTCTCTGACCAAACTGGGATTCCATGAATTTCACGACCAACTTTTTCTTTGCTAATATCTATAAAACATCTCGGGATATATGCTGTTTCCTCATTATTTATTAGTTCCTCTGCCAGACTTACACCAACACGTCCTGCACCAATAATTGCAACTTTGATTTTCTGAACTTCTTTTTCATTTTCCGCTTCTATGCCAGAAAACATATGTAATAACGCGGAAAGAATTTTTCCTTTTGTAGTTTTCCGATTTCCGCACTTATACGCATAGCGATACATCATACGAAGCGCTAATGCTCCTAGAAGGTTCAAACTGACAATTGAAAGCATTCTAGCAAATGTAATTTTTTGAATTGGAAGTAATAATTCCAGACACAGATAAGCTACAAAAGCAATAGAATCGGTAAATAGTAACCGGATATAACATTGTATTCCACCATATCTCCATACCTGCCCATATACTTTACCAATAAGACGTGCTACAAAAATACACAGTACCGAAAGGCATACTTGCTGAAGTATTCCAATAGTTGATAACTTATCCATTCCTCCATACAGTAATAACAGTATTGCTGCTACCACCGCATACATAATCAAATCATACCCGATAAGCATCCACCTGACATTAGATGTGCTGCTATGCTTTGTACGACTCATATTCATATTATTCTCATTTGCTCTATTCATTGTTTTCCCCATGAAAATCGGATGGGTTCATCCTTTCATATTTTTTCTATTTTGTGGTTTACTCCTTTTCAAGCGGTGTAAATATTTTTTGCTCTGTTTCAATTCTTATTTCAAGTATACTTGTTGATTTCACAAGTATTATGGATTTTAACGCACGGCCATATTTTGAAAAAACATCCGATTATTCCAATAGAAATTTTTCTAACACAACAACTAGCCTGTGAATGTTCTTTTTCTAAGAGCATCCGCGGGCTAGTTCAAATCTCCTTATCATAAATTTTCAGCTTACAGTGTGATTCCAAATAAGCATCCAAGAAACCATTCAATTTTTCATATTCTCGCCGCTCACCCGACACAACCATACAGAAAAAATCATCATACCTAGATTCAACTAAATCAGCGAAACTCTTGTATAATCAAGGTTTTAAGCTCAAAACGAAGTCAAATATCCTCTTTATGTATTTCGCATACATTACTCAAAACAACTCCTGATAACCCGAATAATTCTCTCCTGCTGTTCCTCAGTCATCTTATTATCGCTAGGCAGGCAAGCACCTCTGTCAAAGATATCAGCGCCCACATCTTCTGCACCGCCTGCAATATAAGCATTTGTGCGGCATCTGATACTGCCGTTGCGTCCAACGCACTCGTGCATTCTGTACATAGGCTGCATGTGCATTGGCTTCCATATTGGTCTTCCCTCTGCATTTATGCTTGCTATCGCTTCCAAAATTTCAGTAGGACAAGTCTTGCCAGCTTCTTTGATGTACAAAGCCTCGCTGTCATTTCTGACCTGCTTGCACATTGCGTCTTTATCTATGATAAGTGCAGACAGCCAATAATTCGGCTCTGTTCCCTCAACGATAGGATTCATCTTAACAGGAAGTCCTTTAAGACCCTCTTTGTATCTCTCGTATATTGCTTTTTTCTGCGCAATATGCTCCTCAAGATACGGATACTGACCACGAACGACTCCTGCAATAACATTCGACATACGATAGTTGTACCCGACCTCTTCATGCTGATACCATGCCGCATTCTCACGAGCCTGCGTTGACCACTTACGAGCCTTGTTTGCATCTTCAAGGCTGTTCGTCAGCAAACATCCGCCGCTAGAACCTGTTATTATCTTATTGCCATTGTAGCTTACCGCACTGTAATCGCCAAAGCTTCCACACTGTCTGCCGTCAATGGTAGCACCCATAGCCTCAGCAGCGTCCTCGATCAAAAGCGCACCATGCTTCTCGCATATCTTCTTTATCTCGTCCATTCTTCCAGGAAAACCGTATAACTCAGCGCTTACTACCAGCTTGACTTCAGGGTACATCTCAAAAGCCTTTTCAAGCGCCACAGGATCCATGTTCCAAGTATCTCTGTCAGTGTCGATAAAAACAGGGATACCGCCCTCGTAAACAACTGGGTTGAGAGTAGCGTCAAAGGTCATGTCGCTGCAAAAAACTCTTCTGCCCTCAAGAGCACCATGAGATATAGCAGGCTTACCATAAAGCCTCTCGCCAGCAAGCTTACAGCACAAGTGAAGCGCAGCCGTGCAACATGAAAGGCCAACAGCATACTTGACTTCAGACTTCTCCGCCGCTATCTTCTCGACCTCATTTATATTCTTACCGACTGTAGACATCCAGTTGGTATTATAAGCCTCAGTAACGTATTCAAGCTCCTCACCATGCATTGTAGGTGACGCAAGCCATACTTTTTGTTTAAAGGGTTCTATTTTTCCCATTATTTTTCCCTCTTCCATATTTACTCCATATAAGTAACCATAATTACACTTATTCACGTTAATAATTTTATCATAAAATTTTAATCTAGTCAAGTATTTACCCCATATTTATGTATATTTTTTCAAGAATCGTACATTTTCAGTGTAATATACAATGCTAACCATTTACAAAAAGCTCAGTTTGTGCAATTTTATACTAAGCTGAAAGCTATAATTTTCTTCATTTAAAATTGTTAAATCATGAAACGTTTTGAAAAATATTTTTACCACAAGATTTTTGATGCAGACAAAAGCTGACTTGATTTTTATCTGCATTTTACACGGCTTTTATTGATTATCAAGCAAAACCAGCATATAATCATAATAGTAATTATGGCGAAGTATGAGAAATATGATTGGAGCGGTGTTTATGATAGTAAAAATTTTCTGTGCAGTTTTGGTAGTCCTTGGAGTGAGCGTTGCAATTGTTCTAGGCGGTCTGATAATTTTGGCTTCTTGTGTTAGTGGCAGAAAAAAGCCTGCTGGTGACAATACCGCTGATGACGAGGACACATTTATGTACACAAATTATATGCAGGGATTTTACCTATAACTTTTTCTACACTGCCACGCTTTTTGTATACCATTTTTTATTCTATCACTCGACCCCAAAAAAATATTGACACAGCTCGAAACTTGTGCTATACTCTCAACAAAATCAAATGAAACTACACACAGAAAGGGCGTTTTATAATGACTGAAAAAGAAAAAATGCTTGCGGGCAAGATATATGACCCCTCCGACAAGGAGCTTGCAGAATTGAGGACAAAGGCTCACAAGCTTTCACAGCAGTACAGCAGTTTGTATGAAGATGATGAGAGAAGAAAAGCCATCCTTGACGAGCTTCTTCCCGACCATGGCGAGGGATTTTTTCTCCAAGGTCCTGTGTATTTTGACTATGGCGTTTTCACAAAGTTCGGCTCAGGCTGCTATGCAAACTTCAATCTGACAGTGCTTGACACCTGCCCTGTGACGATTGGCGACAACGTGTTTTTCGGTCCCAACTGCACCATTGCCACACCTGTTCACCCATTCAGATGGCATGAGCGTAACATGAAGAAAAAGTCTGACGGCACTGTTTATGATGATGAATACGGCAAGCCTATCACAATACACTCCAACTGCTGGATAGCGAGCAATGTTGTCATCACAGGCGGAGTTACCATAGGCGAGGGCTGTGTTATCGGTGCAGGAAGCGTTGTCACCCGTGACATACCGCCAAATTCTCTTGCGGCAGGAAATCCATGCAGAGTTATCCGTGAGATAACGGAGGAGGATTCTATCAGGTACAAAGCAGAACTTTTCTGAGCATAAAAAATACCCCTGACCAGAAAATGATCAGGGGCATTTTTATCGTCTGTCGGATTATTGAGTATAGACCCATTTTTTTTCGGACCACGCTCCGTTATAAGTCTTTCCGCCTTTGACAGTGTAGCTTCTTACACGGACGTAATATTTTTGATATCTTGCAAGTCCGGAAACTGTCTTTTTATCAGTGCGGTTGTTTGTTACCTTTACGCTTTTTGCTCCATTAAAGTCGGAACGCTGTGAGTATGATATTTCATATCCCGTGGCAGAACCTTTCTGTGCATAATCTATAAAGAAGCCTGCATATGTGCCGTAAAGCTTCTGTATCACCTGCTTTGCAGGATAGATAGCAAAGCTTTTGGTGATAACTCCGCCGTAAATGCCCTTACCTGTGATAGTCACCTTTGCGGTGCCGACCTTGGTGTTTGCAGAATATTTCACAGTATAGTCTGTGCCGTTTTTAAGGGTCTTTGAGCCGTATTTTACTGTGATCTTCTGCGTTATCGCCTTGCCGGTAAAGCTTTTTGAAGAAATACCGCTGACCTTTGCGTTTGCAAAATTAGTCTTTGCCGTCACAATGCTTTTAGCGTCTGACCAATTGCCGTAATAGGTCTTTCCACCCTTGACAGTATAAGAGCGGACTCTTACATAATATGTCTTTGAAGCCCCTAATCCAAGTACCGTCATCTTATCCGTCTTGTTGGTGGTGGATCTGTATGTGGAAGCATTTGAAAAATCAGATCTTGTGCCATACTGGACCTCATAGCCTGTTGCAGATCCTTTCTGCACAAAATCCACAAAAAAACCCTTGTATCTTGTTTCAAGCACCTGTATCTGCTGTTTTGCAGGATTTATAACAAAAGAAACGGTCTGCTTGCCCTTATAGTTTCCGTAAAATTCAACTGTTATCTTGCCCGTGCCAACGTTCACGTTTGAGAAATACATCACCATATAATCAATATAACGCTCTAGGGTCTTATTGCCGTCCTTTATAAGCACATCAGGTGTTATCTCCTTGCCGGTGAACGACAGCGGTGTAGCATAATAAAGCTTGAACTTGGAAGCGTCCTTTGGCTGGATAGTAAAGCTTTTTGCAACAGAGCCTCTGTATTCTCCTTTTCCAACAAAGGTCATTTTTGCAGGTCCTGCGTTAAGATTGGTCTTATAATAAACAGTGTAATCCACGCCTTCTTTAAGCTCTTTGCCCTCATAGGTGAGCGTTACGTCAGGCTGTTCAATATTCTTTCCTGTGTATGTGAAGCTGTTCTTAAAGCCTGATATCTCGCAGTCTGCAATAAGCTTGCTGTCAGAATACTCCGCTGTGACAGTCATATCCTCTGTGACGTTTTTATAGTCCTTATCCCAGCCTGTAAAACGCAAACCCTTTATAGCAGGGGCTTTCGGAGCTTTTGCAGACTTACCATATTCCACTGTCTGCTGACTTATCACCTTGCCGTCCTTATCCACAAACGTAACGTTATATGTATAAGGCTTCCATGCGGCATAAAGGGTCTTTGCACCGCCTGAATATGAGATGCTTTCTATTCTTTCACCTGAAAGTGCAGCGTTATCATACCAGCCTGCAAAGTCTGCACCCTCTTTTGTCGGCTCGGAAAGCGTCACGCTTTCGCCTTTGCTGAGGTATTCTGGATTGCCTGTGCTGTTCGTGCCGCCATTTAAAACATAGTCGACAGTAACAAATTTTGCTTCAACAAGCTTTGCCTTTACTGTGCTGTCAGCAGTATAAACTGTGTTCGCATCGACAGCAATTCCGTTCTTGTACCATTTAAGAGCATAACCGCTTTGCACTTTGACAGCAGGATATTTCACCTTGCCGTCTTTATCAGTGCAGGCATAATGCTTGCTGTCAGGGGCTTCAAATGTTATCTTGTGGGAAGCCTGCTCCCCTGGACGAGTTAGCCTTGCTTTGCCGCCTGCCATTGTCCACCTGCCGCTGTCTGTCTGCTTTCCGCCAACGGTATTCAGCGAATAGGCTGCGGAGCTTGTAACGTTAGACAAAGCCGTTTTCTTTACCTTGCTGTCAGAAAAGTTGCCGTTATACCAGCAACCGGCATATTGCTGTCCATAATAAAAAGCGTCATTATCGATACTGCCCACCATAGCTTTAGCATTTGAACTGCTTGACTTTGCAAGGTCTGAAGCGCACTCTGTCAGGGTCAGACCACCTGCTTTGCCCATGATTCCGCCTGCCGAGCTTGTACCCTTGACAGTTCCGCTGAACGTACAGCGTTGGATAGATACCGCATCAAATTCACCAACGATCCCGCCTGCGTACTTACCGCTGACAGTTATTTTCTCAGCACTGAGATCTCTTATCTGCGCTCTGTCCTCAGCATAGCCAAACAGACCTGCATAAGAATTATTTTGGATAACAGCGTTTTTCAGAACGTGTCCGTTGCCGTCAAAATATCCGCAAAAAGGCTTTGAAGCCGTTCCTACTGTCGATATCTTTGCACCACCGAAGTCGATGTCTTTTTCAAGCACAACACGTTTTCCTGCAAAGCTTTCACCGCCTGATACACGCTTTGCGAAGTTTTTCCAATCCGTCGCTGTCTTTATAACAAGACTTTGTTCCTTTATCTCTTTCGCCTTTGCCTTTATAAGAAGCTTGGCATTGGTAATATCGTTCTTTGAAGCGTTTTCGTCTGCAATAACTTTCTTGCCGTTGTTGACCTCACGCTCATAACCGCTCTGCTTTTCATACTTTGCCACAAGTGTTTCAAGCTCGCTTTTATCAGACTTATCTATATCATCGGTATAGGCAAATATTATAGGCTGACCAGTATAAGCGTCCTTGTCGGTAACGTCCGTCCAACTGTCACCGTCATTGGAAATATACGCCTGACCAGGCTTCATGACCCCGTCTGAATAGCCATAAACGGTCACATAGCCTGAGCCGTCATCACCGCTGAATGTCATCACGACAGAATATCTTTCGCCCTCGTCAAGCTCAACATCAGGGATATCCACGGTATAAAAGCCATCGCTCTGCACCTTTCCACTGACCTCACATTCAAGTATCCCCACAGGAGTGCTGTCTGAAACAGAAGTGTAAACCTGCACGGTGTAGTCAGACTTTCCGGTGTAGCCAAGATACATAAAGCCCACTTTGTCAAGAAGCTCGTCTTTTTTTGCTGTAAAAACATCAGCTCCGCTCATTTTATTTTCATTGCTAACATAAAATATAGAATTATCCTTATTAGCAGGATAATGGTAATTATTATCACAGCTTTCAGTGAGGTCGAACGCCACCCAATCGGTCATTTCTGCCTCTTCATAGGATATCCAGTAATAACCGTCTGTGCCACCGGATACTCCCCAAGAGCCTTTCACAAGCCATGCCCCGTTTTTCTTTGGCTGATAGCCTGCAAGGAAATTTGACTTGCTATAATTATCGTCCCAGCCCACTACGCTTACGGCATGATTTATTCCACTATATTTTGTAGTTTCCGGATCGTAATAGCTTTTGTTATCAAAGGTCATATACAGGTCGTCTGCATAATAGCTCACCATTACTCCGCCAAGCTCTTTTATCTTGTTTTTAATGGCGTTTCGTCCGCCTGTGATAGTGGAAGCGTAATTAAGCTGATATTCGCAAACGCCCTTTTTCTCCTCAGATACGATAGTGGCTTCCGTTCCGTCGGACACGAAAGGCTCATATTCATCATAGCAAAGTCCTCTATGAGCCGCCATTGCAAGGGACGAATCCATCCACGTTCCGCCGCAATCCCATATTGACTCGTCAAATCCGCCGTTAGCATATGTAGAGAGGGCAAGGCTCGGCACAGAAAACTGCACGTTTTGATTTTCAAGCCCCTTTTGGATAAGATTGCTCTCAGTGCAGGAAAGTGCCGCAAACGCCCAGCAAGTGCCTGTCTGGAACTGATTTTTGATAGTCGTCAGCGTATTCTTAGATCTGGGGTCATATTTCGCAGGCAGCGAAGCCGTTGCCTTTTGTGCATAAGCTGAAGCCCCATCGTCCGTACCGACCAAATCTTCATCAGCGATCTCCGATTTTTCCAGACCTTCCTTTTCGTAGCCATAACCATTATCAGTAAAAATTATCCTGCCCATCTTAAATTTCGGGCTGTCATTATCTCCGCCATGCTCCGCATCCGCAAAAGCTGCGCAAGGAAACTGCACTGACAATATCGCCGCCGTCAAAATGGCGGCACATTTATAGATCACCTTCATAAAGATCTCCTTTGGTATGATATTAGCATAGTCCAAACTGCTGACTACAGTGGTGACAGGCTATGCTTATTTTGATATAATAAGAAGGTAATGGACTGACGGTCATCTCCTTAGAACTAAGCGTTCGTAG